TGCGTTTGGCTAACCCAAATATCAACGCCTGCAAAATCCAGATCATCGGGGCGCAGATAGCTGATCTCGATCACGCTGAAGCCTGGTACTACTGAGAGTGCGGCTAAGGGTTCGGGGGCGGTGTTGGCCACAGACAGCTTGGCCGGATTAGCAGACACCTGGTTGTTTCTGCCACGCTCAATAACCCTGATCTCAAAGTCGCGCCAAGCGCCAACCGTGCCCGTTACGCGCCGGTAGTCCTCAGCATTTTTCTCAAAGGAGTAGATATAGACAGGATCGTAAACCTGCTCAGTCCTGACGATCTGATTATCAGTCCAGATTTCAACTTGATAATCCCGGAAATACTGATCCAGTCTGCCAGCACCGGCACCGCGAAGCCCCTCAGAGCCAATCTCTACCCAGTCACCGACGGTGGATCTGCGCCATACAAACTTTGCATCCTTTCCGCCAAACTCCGTATCATTGCCTTGTTCGAACAGCTCCAAGCCGCGCACATCCGGGGCGGGTAGAACGTCAAATGGGTTTTCGTCCGTGTAATCAGGGTCAAGCACGTTGGTAGTGGTAACAATCTGTCGAAGGCCGTAGAAGTTTTCGACGCCATACACTGACACACTGCGTACCCGGATCTCGTATTGCGTGCCGTTCGCCAGTACCTGCACTTCGGCAACGCTCGGGAACTGCCAGCCTATTTTGCTGACCCTCTGCCATTCGTCTTGGCTTGGTAGCCGATACTCGGCTATGGCGTACAGGTAAGGGTCTGTCGGTGGCTCGTCAACCGTGATCACGAGCGTGGAAAACATGCCGTCGGGGGTCTTCGGCGCGTTAACGTCTTCGGTAACTGTGAAGCTATTAACGTCAGGCGCGGGCTCGCTGCTGATGATCAGCTCATACTCTGCCGACCATGGCGATACCAGGTTCCCGGTGCCTCTGGCTTTTGCCCGGAACACGATACGGTTGCCGGCATCCAGCGGTATAGGAACCTCAACGCTGCCGACCCTGGCGTCTATATCGGGCGCATTAATCCACACGCTGGACTCGCCGTCAGGTCTGCCGGGGTCCGTTTCAATGACGCCGGTTATTGGGTCTTCAACAATGTCCGAATCAATTTTGTATTGCAGGCGATACGAACGGGTAACGGTCGCAAGCCGGTCAGGGTCCAGAACTGACACGTTAACAACGGCAGATAGATAATTAGACGGTCCTACGCCTGCCGAAATCTCGGGGGCTGTCGGTATCTGATTCTCTGGCCTGGGCCGCAAGTTGGTTGTGTACGGGGGCAGGTCCTTGTCATCTTCCGTATAAATCTCGTTGGCCGCGTTAACCAGCGTTATCGTTGCCCCAAGGTCTGCGCCCGGCGATACATTAACAACGATGCAATCAAGTGTTTCTGATCCTGCCACGCCGTACGAGGCTAGGTCGCCAGCGATAAATTCAATGGCGTTCCCTGTAGACCATTGGCCGCCGCCGTCATAGGTCGCGGTTATTTGCTTGAACTGTGTGCCGCTGCTTACCGTTCTGACGCGCACGCCGTAAGACTGGCCAGCGACCAACTCGAATGTTTCATCAATAGAAAACGTGCCCGCGCCAGTGGATTTAACAAGTCCGCTGCCCAAGCCCACGTCGATGATGTCGTTCTGTACAAGGACAAGATCGCCCCTCGCACACGCCAGGTTCTCTATGTCTGTGGTTAGCTCATACGTCTCCCTACGAAGGCGCTTCTCAAGGTACGCAAACCTGGCATGCTTCTGAGCAAGAACCTCATTGGTGACGCCCCAAAGCTCAAGGGAGTCGGTTTGTCCGATGCGATCAGCTTCGAGTATAGAAGGGTCGTAATAAGTCCATTCGTCCAACTCCCAATCCTGATCCTCGTTTTGAAACTCAACTGTAATGCCGTCCGATGGGGCCGGAAATTCTCGCTTTGAGCTAAAGCCGGAACTATTTTAGGGGTGAAAATCTGCGTTGGAATCAGCTTTTCAATGTTTTGCACAACGCTGAACTTGCCGTCGCGCATTGCAAATTCAGCGCGTCCGCTCTTCGCCACGTTATTCAATACCGACTTGAGAGCAGCCGCTTCGTTGTTGTAATTGGAAGCCTCCCAGCCGTCCGCGATACAACGCAAGCGCCAAGCATCCAGGTCATCTAGCCTGATCCTACTATTGGCAACGCGGGCGCGGTTAAACGGGCCTTGCAGCACCCACCTGTAAAGCTCAGCCGGGTTGCTGCTGGTCTTGAGCGTCTGGCCAAACCATTCGCGCCAGTCATTGGCCCACACCGACGGCACAACAGATTCAGCAATAACATTAACCGAGTCCAGGTTTCCGCTGACCTGATCTGTCGCCTTGATGTTAAGCGCAATAATTACAGGCCGATAGTTGCCGCTTGGGCTGCCGACCAGCTCATCAAACCGCGTGGTTTCAAGAGGCGCGTTGCGCTGGGTGAACTCCAGATTGACCGTATCTGTCCACGGCTTGCGGCTGCTATTGCCGGGCGATAGGTTACGCGCCCGCACCGTGACAGGGGTCTCAGTCGGTGGGCTACCGTGAAGGAACGGGTCGAACGTGATTGACCGGGTAAAGAATTTGCTGCTTTTTGACCAAGCAAGAACGCTGCCAATAAAATAGCTTTCGGGCGCATTAAGAACGATATACCCGTTGCCATCGTCATACACTATGTAGCTTGTCGGTACTTGTGTGGCGCTGAACAGGTTTTTCTTTCCCCATGCCCAATCTAATGCGCCTGACCGGTACAGTACGCCGCCCCATTTGAACAGGCTGTATGGAACTGTACCCAGGTTCGCCGATGTTCTATTAAAATACCGGGCAGGCGTAAACCAATCACCAGATTGGCCCTGGTATTGAAGCTCTATCGCTCCCCCAAGGGCATGCCTGCTACCGTCTCCAACTATTATGTAGAGTCCCCGAGGGTAAGCGAATGTTACGTTCGTTATGCCCTTGCCCACAGGGATAAAGCTGTTTAACCAGCCGCTGTTCGTTCTCGGCAATTCGTCCCGAACCTGATTCTGAGCAACGTCCCTTGACCATATATCACGCAGCGTTTCGGTGTCAGAATTGTTGTACCAATCGACAACCGCGTACTCGACTTCCCCAAAGCTGCTGATGGGTACTTCGCCAATGCGCACATCAGTGACGTTCATTGGCCCGTAGCCGACGCACAACAGCATCCGATAGTATTGATCCTTGCCACGGTATTCATAATATGGATTGGCCGCATAAGCTGGCACAATCTTGCGCTTCCCAAGGATGTATGGGACTGGCTCGTAGGCTCTATTTTGGTTGCTGTCGCCTTTTACACGCTTGCGCTTTTCGTTATCAGAGATTTCGGGCTCTTCAGGGGCGAAGAGGAAAAATGTTGCTACTGATACCGCAAGCGCGGCAATGGCGAGGTTGGCGGCTAAGCCAAGTCCCGACGGCACTTGGTGCAGCGTCAGAAGATCTCCACTTGATACCTCTTGCCCCCAATCATCAACCGGGTTGCCATTAATAAACGCCCGTGTGTGATCACGAGATATCCCCGTGTAATCGCCGAAGATGGATTCAATTGTGCGCCCATCCTCAACCGGCTCTTGAATAGGGGGAGAGGAATGGAGCTTTTGAAACAACGATATTAGCGGTCATTTGCTGGCCTGTATTTATAGAAACCAAGAATTCGCCCCATCCATTTGATCGTAGTGACATCATCAACTGACGGCCCTACGCCTGAGCGCGTGTGGATCATCTGCCGGTTATCAAGCATGAATCCGACGTGTATCGGGTTGCCTGCTACTGATAGCAGGGCAAAACAGCCGCGCTCTGGACTCGTTACTTGTTACAAAATGCTGGTGGTCGCCAAGCTGCTCTGCTAATAAAGCCAGCCGCTTCAGTCGTCCCCGCCCGGCTCATAATAAACATCGTCATAGCCCGGAACCTCAATTCCCATCAGCTTACTATAGCATATCTGGACCATTCCCCAGCAGTCAGCACCCTCCATCGAACGACCTCCGGGGACATAAGGGATGGCCAAAAGTTTAACGAATCATTGTTTTCCCAGAGCGCCGGGAATGTTTGAGGCGTGAACCGCTCGCCCGGCAACTGGACATCAAGAATCGGCTCAACTTCAAGATCGACGCTTACACCTGATCCGCTTACGCTGAATGAAGTTGACTCAAATTGAGCCGGGCCAAACTCCGCAATATTGGGAGCGGATGCGGCAATCACCCACAAGTTAATGATGATTCTTTCGTCTGCCAACCGGAGCCGCCTGACGATGGCTATATCCGCCGCGTCGAAGTCGATTGTAGCCCTCGGAGTGCCCTCTGCCGTTTCCTCTGGAAGAGACAGATCAAAGCGCCCCGGCTGGTAGGTCTGGGTACTTCCCGACACGTTGCTATCAATTGACTGAGTGTTGTTAGCGTAGTAATACAGCACGGAATCAATATTGACCTCGATCAGCACAATGGACGGATCGCCAGATGACCGGCTGTAAATGTTCTTTAGAAACGAATCGCTATAAGGCATTAGGGTTGCTTCTCCAGTGCGATAGACAGACGCCACATTTCTCCACCCAGTGGTTTTAGGTCGTACGACTCAGTAAATTGGTAAGCGGAGGTGCCGCCGTAAAGGAAATCCGGCTTGTCAAACTCTAGCCCGCCGTTGTCGAGGTCATCCCGGAAAAATGCTATGAACGTATCAACCTGAGTGCGCTTGATCACATAGGTTTCCGAGACGTCATGCACGGCTGCGGTGAAGCGGGTTCGCTGCTTTGTCAGGCCGTCCATACCGCTTCTGATAACAGTGCTCTGTGGGATGTCTGAGAAGCCGTTAGTATCAGGCAGTTGGGGTAGTGATGCGGGCCAAGTAGCCATCAGACGCGCCTCCCTTTGGATTTCAGATCAAACTTTGAGCCTAGCTGTTTGTCAAACTCGCCCGACATCACCTGTCTCCGTACCGTGTCGCGTATCGTAATCTGCATCTGTCGCTGACCCTCGGGGCCTGTTGTCTCTTGCGTCTGGACATCATGGCCTGTTGATGTGGTTGTCTGGTCATTGATGGTGACACTGATACCACCGCCACTTCCGCCACCGCTCTGGCCACCAATGGACGGAACACTTTCCCCCGGCTCATTTTCTCAAGGTTGCCCGCCCCTATTCTTCTCGTGGCCGCTGCATCCATGACGAATTCTTTTCCGTGGACGACGCCCGCTACTTCTCCCTCTGCACCGTCCCCAGTGTAGCCGCCATCTTGAAAGCCGCCACCTTGGTATTCTGCCCCCTGTATCTGTGCAACTTGAACGGCACCAAGTGCACTAACTGTTGCGGCCAATGCAAAGTTAAGAGGAGGAGGAGCTGATGCAAGCGCTTTTGAGACTGCCAGCGCTGTAGAAACGACAGCTTCAGCTGTTGCCAGCGCCTTCCATGTTGCAAACTGCTTTTCTCCGCCCTTTTCTGCTATGTCGGCCATGTTGCCAAAAATCTGCCCAACAGTGCTTAATGCGGTTTGTTGATAGTCGGTAAAAGTTTAATGCCTTGCATTTGTGGCTCAATTGTAGCGTCTGAGCCTTCTTGTGAGATTTGAATCATTCTTTCCTGGTGCTGCCTAAACGATTCCTCTCTAAGCGCTTCTTTCTCGCCCATGCTGATGTTGAAAGAATCAATCATGTCTAGCTGGTCAGCGTAGCGGGTGAACTCTGCTTGCGCGGGGTTGAGTGCACTGATGACAGAGGCGTAATTGTCTGCGGCTTTTGCTGCCTTTTCTAGTTCGGTGGCAACAGAGACTACGCCAGTGGAAGAGGTCTCTGACTTTTCCCCTAGCGACTCAATTAACGCATTAACTTTTTCAATGGCACCGGATGAGGCGTCAGCGGCTAAGTTAAGCTCATCTATTTGTGCCTTCAGTTCCCTTGCCCGATTTATGTCTTCGCTGGTGGCGATTTGCATTGCGCCACCCTGCGGGGTGAGCTGGCCGCTGTTCCTTATAATGTCCTGTACAGTTTCGAGTTGTGCGCCCAGCTTTTCGGCCTCAGTGCGCGAGTCGATCATATCTTGAGAAAACTTGATCTTTCTATTCTCAAGCTCTGAGCGCGTAAGCAAGTCAAGGTTATCTGTGAGGTCGCCAATAGCCGTCTTTAGAAGCTGCGCCCTTTCAATAGCCGGGTCCATTGAGTCGCTAAGGCTATATATCGAAGCAGCTGCGGCACCAAGCACGGTCGCCAGCAGCACGTAAGGGTTAGCTCTTGCGGCGATATTGAACGCAATCTGTGCACCGGTTGCAGCGCGTGTTGCTGCGGCGATGGCTGTCAAAGTTGCAGCGGCTCCGGCCAGCCCCGCGAAAGACGCCTTTAGAATGTCAACGTTTTCTGTGAGGGTTTCAACCGTCTGGGCTGCTGCATCAATCGACGCCTCGAAAGCATCAGTGGCTCCAGCCTCGCCTATGGCCCTGAAAAGTTGATCTACCCCATCTTCAAGGTTAGATGTTTTACCGGCCAAGGTATCCATCTGGTCGGCCATGGCACCGGCAAAGGTGGTGTTGCCGATTTCTTCCAAATAGCCGCTTATCGCCGTTGAACTATTACGGACAGTCGTCTCTACGCCCTGAAACGTAAATGTTATCTGATCGCCTTGCTTGCTGGCACGAATGCCGAATTCTTTAAGACGTTCGAACTCTCCTGTAGAAGCATCCGCCACTGCTTCGATCATCTGCATTAGGTCTTTGCCCATTGCAGCGGAGGTGTTGCCGAACGATCTTAGGGCTTTTTCAGTAGGGTCAAGGCCCAGAGATTTCATACGGATAAAACCTTGAACCGACTGATCAAGGGTAAACGGTGTGGTTTTTGCGAAATCTAGCAGATCAGCCCATGCTGTGTTTGCGGCTTCAACAGATCCCGTAACGGTTTTAAGTGACGCTTGCAGAACCTGTGTGCTTTTTACTGTTGCGAAAATGCTTTTAGCAAGACCAGCCGCGCCAAGTGTGGTTACTACTGCCGCAACGGCTGTGCGCAGTCCGGTGAAAGAACTCCCCAGGCTGGCAACGCTCCCTTTTGTCTTTCCTGCCTGATTGCCAAACCGATCTAGATCTTGACGCCCGCGCCGGATGTCGCTTGTGTCGGCTCTTACCGATAACGAATAAACATCAGCCACGATTAACACCCCCACCGGCTTGCTTGAATAGTCTCTGGAACTGTGAGCTTGATCGTTCCCGCATTTCG